TGGGATGGCCGTATAGGCGATTATATTAACATCAACGAGTTGGTTGAAACTGATTTAGTCAAACGAACTCTTGATTATTACATTGAAAACAATCTGAATCGGGAAAGGATTGAACGTAATGATTACAGCATTCAATATACTGACGATGAAATCAGTGAACTCAAAAAAATGTATAAGAAACTTATCGAATGGGAAGTAAACCTATATGTTTTTCAGCGTGATATTGATGAAAAACGGTATTTGAAAAAGCGTGTGTTGTGCGTGTTGCCAAAGAAGCGCAACGAATGGAGCTTTGATCGAATCGGTACCGTAATGAGTGATTATTCTGAATCATTAGGTTAGTTAAAAATAATGCTTGCATAAACACAATGTTTGTGCTATAATATGTCTATGTTAAACGAACAGAGAAATTAACATGAAACTAAGCAAAGAACGATGATGAATGATATCACATTGTGTCATGGCGATGGTGGTAATGGCAGGAAATGCGCTCTTCGTCACTCATGTAAACGCTATATTGATCTTAACATGATACGCCATGATTGCATGATGCGCGCGCAATCACAGATGCTATGTATCCCATCATTCATGATTGAACGCAATCGGTACAAGTTTTACATCCCGGTAGGGCAAAACACTGATACTGTAGGATGATACCTGATAAACTCAAAGGCATGTCTACTCTTGAGATTGCGCAGCTTGCTGACAATCAGAATGTAGAAGTTATTGATCTGTTGAATGGTGTTGATAGAAAGAGAGTATCTATTGATCAACAGAGCGTTATAGAATCCTATCGAAACGGAGGATCGATGAAAACGCTAAGCATTCTGCATAAGGTTATTTTGAATGAACTGAATTGCATGAAGATCAAGAATGCTGATAAATACACGGATGTTTATTTGAGTGTTGACAATCTTATCGCTAACAACAGAAACATAGGTTGGTTTGGGGTGATGAGTATAGAAGTTGCCATCAATGAGCTTGATAGCATGGGTCTTGTTGATTCGATAAAGCAACCCGCTGATCACAAGCGGTACAGGATCAATCACAAAGGCATAGAGAGTATTGATCATGAGAAATCTAAGCAAATGGCAGAAGATAACTATGATGGCACTGAATAGTCTATGCGACAAGGACACAAAGAGATACTTTGATATTTTCAATATAATTGATGCTGTTGAGGAAATGAATTGTTTAATTGTAGGCGATAGTTACAATGTGTAATAATGAACTCAGTGATGTATTGATGATAATTGCCGCTGCATTTGTGTGCGCAATCGCAACATGGTTTGTTGTCGAGTTGATTCTATGGAGAATAGGTTTCTTTAAAGACAGAGATTGGAAATGATCAATGTTAACTAATCTTGATGTGGCCCCGTTCCAGTGGTTTGGGGGGAAGCGTCATGCTGCTTCTCTGGTGTGGGAATTGCTGGGTGATTGTGCGCATTATGTAGAACCATTCTTTGGTGGTGGTGCGGTGTTATTAAATCGCCCTCACCCATGCAATCGTAGTAACAGCAGTGAAACCGTCAATGATGCTGATGGGTTACTTGTGAATTTCTGGAGGTCAGTGCAATGGTATCCGCTGGAGACAGCGCGTGCTGCGTCGTGGCCTGTGACCGAAGCGGACAAAAGCGCACGGCAGCTTGCATTACTGCGTTGGCGGGATAATGCACTTGAGAGGTTGGCTGGTGATGCGGCGTGGTGTGATCCTGTCATGGGTGGATGGTGGGCATGGGCAGTGAGTGTACAAATTGGGGCGTTTGATGGGGTGTCTCCGTGGACCGCTGATCCTGTTACAGGTAAGATATACAAACAGAAATCTATTAAAACACGCGAACCAGGTGTAAGAAGAAATACCCCAATCATTGGGGATAATGGTTGTGGTGTTTGTTTATCTACTATGCGTAAACCCGGTGTACTTGATCCAATAACGCCAAAGCATGGTGTTTCGGCGCTGGATGATATGGATTGGGGCCAAAGCTATCACGATATGGCCATGCCTGAGTTGATTCGTTGGTTTAGGCATCTCTCTGCACGTCTACGGCATGTGCGGATCGTCAACGGTGATTGGATGAGAGTTTTAACTAAAGGAGCAACATTGACTTTACCTGTTAGATATAATGACGATAAATATTGCGCAGTTTTTCTTGATCCACCCTATGCCGACACAGCAAATCGTGATAATGATATCTATGCCTGTGAGTCGTTAACTGTTGCACATGATGTACGTCAGTGGTGTTTAGAGAATGGTGATGATAGTAAATATCGCATAGTGTTGGCTGGTTTTGATGGCGAACATGGGACAGCATTAACTGATGCAGGGTGGGTGGAGTATGAGTGGTTTAATGATGGGTTTATGCGCGGCGGGATGGCGAATATCAGTAGGAATGGTGGGAAGCATCAGATGCACCGTGAGCGGTTGTGGGCAAGTCCGCATTGTCTGAAACCACAAAATAAATTTGATTTATTTGACTTCGTTGAAGAGGTTTGTGATGAAGAGTCCTGATTATACAGTGAATTGTGTTTGCGATGATCTATACAAGCGATCCGTGTTAGGATTGCAAAAGTATGGGTATACGACGTATGATAACAACCTTGATCTGTTAGAGTGGTTGAATCACGCCTATGAAGAGATGTTGGATCAGGCAGTGTACATCAAACGTGCTATTATCGAAATTGAACGTAGCATGGATGATTGTAGATGAATCGATGTATCTATTGTTTATGTCTGTTTGAGCCTTTTGTCCCACGCCGCAAGGTGTGTCCTGCGTGCTGTAAGAGTCGCCCAAAGCATCTTCACGCACGTCCACGCAAGCAACGCAGTAACAGAGGTGTATCATGACGAAACCTGTTGGTGATGTTTTTTACAATGACTTTGATAAGCTCACATCTGATTTAGATACTAAGACGGATGCCAACATTGAGAGTATCAACAAAGATATCAATGGGTTTATGGAAAGCATTGATATGAGTTATGGGAAGAATCTGAATGTAAGAATCCCTGCTGATCTGTATTACTGGATGGATGATTACAGCTTCAAGTTGTCTGCCATCATGCGTAAGCGTATCAACAGAGGTCATGTGACGCGCAAGGCGCTTGAGATCATGCGTAAGATTGTTGAAGAGTCAAATGATCAAAATTGATAAACAGATCATTGGGTACAGTGTCATCAAGGATGATGGCACATCAAAGGACAAGGTGAATCATGTGAGTGATGCACAACACAGCATATTGAAACGCAGTGAAGTGTTGCAAGGCAAGACCTACAAGATATCAACGGCATTGTCAGAGCACGCCCTGTATATCACGATCAACAATGAGCGTGTAGGCGATCAATTGGTCCCATTTGAGATATTCATCAACTGCAAGGATATGAAGCACTTTCAGTGGATTGTCGCACTCACGCGCGTCATCAGTGCTGTGTTTAGACAAGGTGGTAATGTAAACTTCATCCTTGATGAACTGAAATCAGTCTATGACCCGAATGGGGGGTATTTCAGTAAAGGTAAATATGTGCCTTCACTGGTTGCTGAGATTGGTGGGGTGATTGAACGACACTTTATTGATTGCGGTTTCTATGTTGTCGATGATTCTCTGCGCAATGCTGCGGTGAGTATGGTTAAGATGAATCAGCCTACACAGTCAAGCGATGACAATGCAAAGGGATCACTGTGTGATAAGTGTCATGAGATGTCGGTTGTATTATTGGATGGGTGTGCAACATGTTTAAGCTGTGGGTCAAGCAAGTGCGGATGAGCGCGTGAAGCCCATCATCACCGCCATAATCAAGGATAAAAAGGGTAGAGTTCTTTCGATAGGCCAGAATAGCTATTCAAAGACTCACCCTTTGATGCGTGTGCATGGGAAAAAGGTAGGGATACTCTACAAGGATTACATTCATGCAGAGATTGCAAGCATCGTCAAGTGTGCGAATCTCAACAAGGCACACTCAATTCATGTGTTTAGATATTCGCGTGATGGACGAGCGATGAATGCTAAGCCTTGCTTGATCTGTCAGTCTGCTATCGCGGCTGCTGGGATCAAGCATGTTTATTGGTCTGTGAGTGAGTGATAGAGTAAAATCACTTTCTACGAATTGCACGCTTCTTGATCTTCTCAGTCTTGAAGTCAACTTGCTCCATCTCAGCAAAATACTCCATCAACACATACTTGAATGTGTTATCAAGTCGATTGTTATTTTTCACATAGTAAAACCACATATCAAAGATATTTCTTTTGATGTTCCTGATCAAGTAGTCTCTTGACTTCGACTTGATGTTAATCCCTAACACATTGTCTTTAACATAAAATAGATTATCGTTCTTGTTAAAGAATGGTTTGAAGATCAAATCCTTGCGTTTATGCAGGATGATATTGGTAGACTTGATGGTATCAATGATAATATCATCACCATCATTGCAATAGTGATTGATATAATAAAGATGATCAAGGTTGCACATGAAGGTTGATTGCTGTCTCGGAATAAGTGTGTTGTTATCACTCTGCAAAAGCAGAAAGCGTCTGCATGTATCACGCTTCGTGCAAATGCGTCCGCTAAATCCTACACCATGACATAATGTGAGTTTGTTGAACATAACAGTCCCTTTGTTTAATGACTGTATTATAGCATATATAACAACATTTGTCAATGAATATTATGAAATAACTCTTTTTGATATTTCAACACGTTAATGTAAATAGGTTCGTATGATTAAATCAAACACAAGCATAGGTTTTGTATGGACAAGGTAGATATCAGCTTAGGGTTTCAACCTAATCTTGCTCTGGCTGATGAGGGCAGTGATGGTTTGCCGACACGCTTTAGCGGGATTGCGTACTCAGGTGGCGTGGTGCCTGGATTCTCACGGTTTGGTGATATCGCAATCGATCTAAGCACGATGAAGCTTCCTAAAAAGGCTTTATTTGCTTTGATCAATCACGACCCGAATCAACGCGCAGGTAAGCTGAATCTTTCTGTGAATGATGGAACTGTGTACGTTGATGGGAATTTTATACGCAGTGAATCAGGAAAGCAGGTTGCACTTGAGTTTGCCGATGGAGCACCTTGGGAGTTCAGTGTTGGGTTTTCAGGGGATATCGAAACCTTTGATCAAGCAAAGACACTGATTGTGAATGGTCACGAGGTGACGGTAAATGGGTTGGTGATGAATGCGAGTGTTCGTGAAGTGTCCTTTGTACCTGCTGGGGCAGACCCGAATACCTCGGCGATTGCATTTTCATACATGAAGAAAGAGGTTGTTGAAATGAGTGTTGATAAACCGATTGAAGATAAGCCTGATGACAGTCAGGTAATTATCGATGAGCTAAAGGCTAAGCTGTCTGAGATGCAGGCACAGATCGAAGCTGAACGCAGCAAGGCATCTGAACTGCAAAGCAAGTTGAATGATCTACATAAATCTATCAGAAGTGATAAGGTCAGTAAGCTTGAGGTTGATCTTGGTGTTGAGTTCACTGAAGAGAAGAAGACTGCTTATCTTGAGATGAATGACACGGTGTTTGATCTGATCAGCAGCGATCTGTTGGCTGTGAAGTCTGCATCAAGCAAGAAGTATGATATGTATTTTGGGGAAATTGCAAAGTCAGGTCAATCTGTTAATGATATTGATCTGAGTCGCAAACTGTTTGAACAAGTTTCTGGGGTTAAATAATGGCTACTTTCGCTGAACCTATCCGTCCTTATCACTTTCTGCTTTCAGAAGCTAATGGTACTTTGTCGCGCGAAAAGGTGACCATTGCGTCGGGTTCTTCTCCTGCTGTTCCCGGTACCGTGCTTGGGAAGATTACTGCATCCGGGAAGTACACTGCTTATGATGATGGTCTGAGTAATGGCGCGCAGACTGCTGTTGCAATTCTGACTCATGAAGTGGATACCACATCTGACGTGGTGGCACAGGTGATCATTCGTTTGGCTGAAGTGAAGAAGGATGCGCTGAGTTGGCACGCAAGTGCTGATGCAACTGCTAAAACCAAAGCCTACGCTGATCTAGTTAGTAGCAACATTGCCGCGCGTGATTGAGGAATAAATAATGGATATCTTTCGTGATTACTTTACTCGTGAAGCATTGCTTGCTTCGATTGTCAAGAAGCAGTATGTGCCAGGCAAGTTTGCGCCATGGTTTGAATCGCGCGCTCTGAACAACACGATTCTTGCTCTTGAAGATGTACCTGTTGAAGGTTACAACATCCTTCAGGATACTCCACGCGGCACCCCGTCCAAGGTTGAAACCATCACCCGTCGCAAGGTGCATACATTTGTCACTAAGCACTATCGTGTTGATGGGGCAGTGTATGCAGATGAAGTGCTGAATATGCGTGGCACTGGGGTGGTGAATGCCGTTGATGTCATTCAGATGCGCCGTGATGAGACTATGGCAAAGCTGCGTACTGACATCGATATGACCCATGAGTCTCTGCGTCTGAACTGCATTCTCAACCCGGATAATGCGTTTGGGAACAAGCCTGCTGATGCAAGCATTGCGTTTGGGACCGACGCCACCAAGGCCCGTGATGAACTGTTTAACAAGGTCATCAAGCCTATGGAGAGTGCTCTTGACGGCATCCCCTTCACTGGGCTGTATGCCTATTGCGATGATGCTGCATGGTCGAAGCTGATTGAGAACAAGGCCATCAAGGAAACCTTGATCTATCACAGCATGGCCATGAGTCTGCGTAATGATCCACGTGAAACCGTATCGTTTGCAGGTGTGACCTTTGAGCGGTATCGTGGTTATAACAGTATCTCTATTCCTTCAGGCAAGATGATTGTTCTTCCTCAAGGTGTATCGGGTATGTTCATTCAAGCCTTTGCTCCTGCTGATACTCTGGATACTGTAGGCACCGGTGCAATGGGTACGCCTTACTATCCACAGGCAATCCCGAGTGCTGATAATCGTCGTTGGTATATGGAGATTCAAACCAACTGCGTGATGGTGTGTACTCGTCCCTATGCTGTTCTGACTGTCGCGGTAACCTAAAATGGCCTATGCAACATACGATGACCTTGTTATGGCTTTTGGGCAGCAGGAGGTTGATCGTCTGTTGGATAGGGATGTTGATGGAGTAGAGGACAGCGGTGTCTTGCAGGATGCATTGGATTTTGCTGAAACGCATATCAATGGTTATTTGCGTGAACGCTACGCTGTTCCTCTCGTTAATCCTCCACGCAATCTGATTGGGGTGGCCTGTGACATCGCACGCTATCGATTATATCAGGATCAACCCACTGATCTCGTGCAAAACAGATACGACGCAGGGTGCTTTTTGCTGAAGGATATCTCGCGTGGGCTTGTTCAACTCGATATCAGTTCTCAACAATCGCCGTCATCTACTGAATACTCGAAACCGACTCCGATATTTACGAGGTTACAGTGGTGATGAGTATTTACCCTCACTTGAATCTGATACGGGATGTACTTACACAATCGTTAGGGACGACGATAAAGTATATCAATGTCTATGCGTCAATCAAAGATATCAATATACAGTTTCTGCCTCAGATATGCCTCATACCGGATCAGATTACTGTTCAGGAAAGCATCACTGATCGTAGAACGGTGTCGGCTATTCGTTGTGAGCAGGAGTGGAGCGTGTTGATCATGCTGCGTAATTCAAATGATCAGCGCGTATCACAGCGATTAGTTGAGAGCATGGGTGATATTGCAGGTCAGGTGATCTCTGTGTTGTGCAAGGACATTCTAGTAAAGGGTGGTCCTGTGTCGATTCTTGGGGTGGATCGCTCAGAGTCAATCGATGGTGGCGCTATTGCAGGCCGTATACGTTTTTCAACGCAGTTTGTTTTTAATGCTTAAAGGATATTCACATGGCTGGTCTTCGTGGTGCTGGTAAAATCTATTTTAATGTCTATGATAACGGTGTGTATGGTGGTTATCTGGATTTGGCTAATATTGCGTCCTTCACGATCTCAAACACTGGATCGGATACGCAGACTCTGAAGTCTACTGCACCTAGCAACTATGGTGCTGTGATTGGGTCGTCCATCACTCCCGGT